TATTCCTAACTTAGAGATAGCGTTTGCTACCTTCTTATTGGCAAGCCTATGAGCCGGGGCCATTTTCTCCCCGTTATACGGTTTACCAAGATTCTCACTAGCCTTATGGGCATCCTTAATTGCTTTCATACTTGTACCAGCAGGTTGAATACCCTGTCGTCTAGCATCAGCATAAGCATTAAGTTCAGCATCCCACTTCTTACGGGAAACAACACGCATATGGGCTGCATCACCAGGATGCAACTCTAACGTAGAAGCCTTACAACCAAAACAACCTTCAACATAATCAGGATGGGTTCTCTGTCTGTGAAGCGACATAGTTTTCCTCCAACCACTTCAAGTTATCTTGTAAGCGTCCATCCTCCGGATTAGCCTCAAGGGCCATCTTAATGTACTTTAAAGACTCTTCTTTTTTACCAAGTTGCCAACCTGCAACAGCTAACAGATCGTAGCAACGCCAATCCCAAATTGATTTATCATTTAGGTAATGGGTTGATGGTTCAAGTTCAAACACTTTACTTGCCGCATCCCAACACCCTTGCCAGTTACCAACAGTGTAAGAGAACTGTGCAAAACTAAACCAAGGTTCAAGTTCTGTTGGGTTTTCTTTAACAGCACGTTGAAACCATTTAAGAGCATTGTCTTTATTGCCAAGTTTTTGTGAAGCCTCACCTGCAGCCCTACACACAGCGGAGCGTTCAACATACCAACCACCTGCTTGCAATGTACTGAAAGCAGATTCAATAACTTTTTCCCACTTTTCGTGAAAAAAGTATTCACGTGTAAGATAAGCCCACATACGTGCATCACGTGGGTCTTCGTGCACAGAAGCCTGAAGCATAGGCAAATAATAAGTTCTAGCCTTAGAATCATCAGGTTTATGAAACACTGTCAAATCGTAATCTAAAGTTTTTTCTTCACCCTCAGCATATCTAAAGGTTACTTCGTGACACGGTTTAATCCAACGATAACCTTCACGTGCGTGAAGCCTATTATTGTTCTTCCACTTGTTACCAGTGTGCCACCAAACCCAACCACGACCAGTGCCAGGTTCCCAGGTTTCACGAACAGTGTGAAAGAAATTAAACTCTGGAATTTCATCCATATCAAGTGATAAACAAACATCAACATCAGCAGGAATAAGAGCAAGTGCTGCGTTGCGTGCATCATCAAACCTAAAAGGTTTAACAGATATTTGGTGAACAATAACATTAGGTGCTGCTTGCAGTAAGGCAACTGTTCTATCCGTTGAACCTGTGTCCACTACCACGCGAACATCTGCGTCTCTTGTTCCTTCAAGCCAACGCATCACGTGCTTCTCTTCATTCAAAGCAATCGTGTACGCACATATCTTAATCTTTTTCATATCGTCCCCAATATGTTATTTTGTTACATTCCACCAAGCATAAAATTAGGAACAAACCCAAGGTCTGTACCAGTAGCACCCGTAGCGCCTGTTGGTCCGGTAGGACCAGTTATACTAGCACCAGTTGGTCCTTGTAAAGCACTAACAATTGGTTCCCAATCGGTACCATCGTAATATTTTAAAACAGCCATTTATATCCCACCTAATAAAAACGGATTCAAACTTTCAGGAATACTTTGCCAACTAACATCATAGTCAGCACTAGAAGCTTTACCAAGGTATTGACCTGTGGTTCCACCATTAGGTACAAGTGGGCCTGTTGCGTCAGTATCTAACCATACCACACCTGTGTCTGTAGGTTCAGAAATTCCGTAAACAACACCTTGTAAACCTGTAGGACCAGTTGGTCCTGCTACAGTTGAATCAGCACCGGTAGGACCGGTAGGTCCAGTTGCGCCAGTGTCACCGGTTATTCCAGTAGGTCCTGTTGCACCAGTTACACCTTGAATACCTTGAGGGCCTGTAGGTCCAGTCTCACCTGTTGAACCTGTCGCTCCAGTACCACCAGTTGCACCAGTGACACCCTGCAAACCTTGGTCGCCAGTGGGACCTGTAACGCCAGTAGCACCAGTGTTTCCCTGAGCACCAGTAGGACCAGTTGGGCCTGTAGCACCAGTATTGCCTTGTGAACCTGTAGGACCTGTAACACCTTGTGAACCTGTTGCACCTGTGTCTCCCGTAGCACCCGTAACACCCACAGCACCAGTTGGACCCGTAGGGCCAGCAACAGTGCTATCAGCACCTGTAGGGCCTGTAGAACCGGTTGCTCCAGTATTACCTGTGGTACCAGTGGGACCAGTAATACCGGTAGAACCAGTATCACCAGTCGCACCGGTAGGACCCGCAGGTCCGGTAGGGCCAGTAACGCCTTGATCGCCCTCAACACCTTGAGGACCAATAACACCAAGTTCAACAATAACAGTCTCTTCATATTCAACATTAAGAGTTGTTGTTGTTGTTGGGATTTCAACAACTGCTGTAGAAAAAACTGTTGTCATTAAGAAGTGACCCCTTCGTAAACAGTGAAGCCACCTTCAAGTAAACGAGTCACAGTACCGTTAGGTGCAGTAACTTCTAAATCATAAACATAGTTACCTGCAGCCAAAGCAGTAGTTTCAGCGGCAGTTAAAGCCAAAGTAAATTTACCATCAGTAGTACCAACAGTAATTTTACCGTTAGAAGAAGTCAAAGAAACAATTGTTGAAACAGAAGTTGGTGAATACTTAACACTCATAGCAGCAGAATAACCGGTCACATTAACATATGTGCCATCAATTTTCCATTGTGGTCTAAGGCTAAAAGTTGAGCCTTGATAAACTTTCATATTGTATCTACCTGGTGTCATCTATTCCTCTATAATATTTGGGCCGTAACCGGCTGCAATTAAACTTGTGCGTTCTGCATCTGAAATTAAATTTTGGTGTCCACCTGGATAGTAATACAAAGCGGATTGTGTTTCCTCAACGCTTGGTGTACGAACACTATAATAGGACCCGTCAGTCCTCTGTAAAACACTATTAGCCCTAGTCAACTTATAACGATAAAACAATGCGCCACCACCGGCAGGGCCTTCTTCAACAGTAGGTGGTAAAAAATAATATGCCATTGTTCTCCTTAAAGGTGTAACCCCCACCGTTTCCAATGGGGGCTACAATTTTGCCTAAAACTAGGCGTTGTTGATGCTTGAGGTTGACTCAATGCGGAACAAGGATGCTTCGCGGTAGCGAGCAAATCCAAGAACGCCGTACCATCCGATTGGACGGAAACGCATTAACTTATCGGTAACAGGTCCGATAACTACGTGTGGCTCTTCAGCAACTGCTTCAGCAAGTGCTTGTTTACCACAGATAAGTGTACGGAATACACGTGTAGTTCCAGAAGAACCATCTGTTGCATTGTACAAACGTGGTGATTCTACGAACATTGCACCTTCGTATACACCGATTGATCCTGGCCATAGATTGCCAGCACCTGATTCGTTGTAAACGTGTGCTTCACGCCATCCGCCTGCGCCTGTTTCTGCACGTAAGTCGTGTGAAACTTCTGGATGTATTCCAACCCAGTACAATTCACCAACACGTGGAACAGCTTTGTTTGCACGCAATTTAGCAATAGCTCTACGGATATTTGCTGAAGTGATTACAGAACCACCGGTTACACCAGTAGTTGTTGTTCCACCACCTGAGTAAATTACGTTTGAACCTTGACGTAGCACTGTTTGTGCAAAGTTGTCAATAGAATCTGCCATATTGAATGCGATGATGTCAGCAATAGCTGGATCAACATCAGACAATGAGAACAGTTCTAACTTGCGTGTTGCGATTGCAGCGTTACCGTATTCGTTAAGAGTTACAGTTACGTTGCTTGTATTACCTAATGCTACTGAATCTGGATCTACAGTTTCAGTTAAAGTGCCGGTTACTGCCGATAAATCAGTGTATAACTGGAATACGACAGATGAACCTGGCATAGCCTGTTGTGCAGGACGCTTATCAGCAACATCGCGGATAAGTGGCATAGCACGCAGAGCAAATTCTACATAGCGGTCATAAGCAGTCTGTACCAAGGAAGTTCCTAGGGACGCGGTGCTAGTACTTGTATAATTTTCTGTAGGCAATTTAGTTCACCTTCTTTCAAGGTTGATAGTAGTTGCGGTTATCTACCGAGAGATTGACCAAACAACAGCTGATCAAGTTCCTCTTTTGTTTTCGCAGCCATAACCTTTTGGTGTTGCGTTTGCTCACCTGAAGGGTTCTGTGCTGTTGAAGTAACATTATTGATTCGTTGATTAGCGTTGATTGTTTCTTCATCAACGGCAGGTTGAACAGGCTCATCTTGTTTAATACCGAATACATCACTGTATTCGTTTAACCAAGCATCAATCTGTTCAGGTGTGTTCACATCACTAGGAATAAGTTTCGCTAATTTATCTGATACACCTTTTGAGGCCAATACATCTTTGACGGAACGGGAACGCATATCGGAACGCAGTTGAGAAAGTTCAGCCTCAATGGCTTCACGTTCTTTTTGTGCTTTCTTTAAAGCCTTACGCAGTTCTGCGGGGCCATTATCTTGTTCTTCTATTTCGTCTTCGTATTCGTATTGGTTGGCCATTGCAGCCACTCCCTTTCATTAAGTTGTCGTATGCCACATACACAAACAGGGGAATCTGTGATGGCTCATACTGCCGGTCTTCGGTTACGCTTCTAAGTGCCGGTGCGCTTAGTAGGTTTTAGAACTGGCCTTGTGTTTGTTGTGTAAGTGAACCTCTACCTACACCTGATTGGCCAGCAAATCTTGATTGTTCAATTTCAGAAAGTCTTTTAATTCTTTGTTTATAGTCAGCAGATTGTTCTCCACCAAACACAGCAGAAGTTGTTTCACCTAAACCAACTGGAGCAACTTCAGGTGTTATAGAGGAAAGTCTTTGTGCTGTAGGTAATATTTCTGCAACTTGTTCAAAACCTTGACGGGCTTGGGTTTGTGTAACACCAAGACCTGTGTAAGTTTCAGCCATAGATCTATCAATGCTTAATCCTTGACGTGCGGCTTCTCCACCAAATTGTGCTGCTTGAACTTGACGGTTAATGAACGGTAAAGCACGTTCAGGGTCAAGGGCGTAAGCAACCATATCTGCTTTAGGAATACCGTAAAGTCTTTGTAAAGAATCAACAAAATATGGGTCAGCATTATCAACAGATAATGATGCAATATCTACACGTTGTTTAAGTTCAGAAGGAGAAATATCATTCTCAATAAATTTAGTAAAATCATCTTTAGTGTCATAGAAACCTTTAGCAAAACCTGCTTGACGGAAAACACTTTGG